GAAGGCCTAAGGAAATTGTAGGTGGTGTACTAAAATAACCACCCGCCTGCACTACACCTATACTAGTGACGCTACTAGAGGTCAATGTGGCTGTCAATGAAGCGTTTGCAGTATCTGGAGCAGATATCGTCACTGTAGTATTTGCGTTATATTGCTCACCAGAGTCAATTATGCGAATGCCGCTTACAGATCCGTTAGTTAAATCGGCAACTGCAATAGCATTTTTACCATCTACAGTAATAGGTTCTCCGTTAGCGCTGAGCCCAGGGCGAATATCAACACCTTCTATAAATGGCGAGTTACTATCTGTTCCATTAAAGATATCTAAATCAATAAACTTAATAACTTTTCTTTGTTTTTCAGGACCAAAATACCATCCCTTTAATGTAAAGTTAAGTGTATAAAGAATTGATTGTCTTTCGTCAAATGCACCTTCGTAAAGATCTTCAGTTGTTACACTGTTTAAAATAACAGGAATATCAAAGGGATCTACATCGTCAATCATTTTTGCGGAAACAGTCCAGTCAGGCGTAAAGAATGGAATTATTTGCTCCATAATTTTAGTAGCATCTTCTGCGTATTTTGTCATGATGTACAACGAAAAATCAATATTATATGGTACAGGAGAGTAAACAAAATTGCGAGCATTGTCTGATTCTGCTTTGTCGCGTTTGATAATTTTCTGTGTTGTTCCAAGTTTACGAGCTGGATCGTAATTAATATTAGTCATTTCAAATGACATTCTAGGAAGAGTCATAGCAGGTCTTTTACTATTAAGTAAATCAGGGTCTGCTTGTACTCTTGCTAAGATTTTTTGAAAGGGTGCATAAGATAATGGAACAATCATATCTTTTTGAGTTACACCGCTATTGTCTTGTCTTTGAATAGTCAGCTGGTTAAACAAAGTTCCAAATAAAGCTACGTATTTTCTAGTAGTTTGGTTATAAAAATAATTCGCAATTGCCATTTTATGAGTCCTGTATTGAAATGTTTTCGCTGAATGGATCCATTTCAGAGAAATCTAAAATGTTGTCGGCTTCTTCTTCAAAATCAAGATTTCTTGCAAGCGGGTCAATTGTTTCTAATTGCTCGAGAGTGTCAATTGTATCTGCTGATGTATCGATATCTGCAAAGTAGTTGTCAATTTCAAAGTAACCCGTATCAAATGTTTCGCCAGAGTACTCAGCTAGTTCACAACGCATGTCATAAACTTGTAAAGAACCGGATTGATAAAATATTGACTCGTGTTCTACGTGTTGAATCTTATACATCTTACCGTTAAGGGGTAAGAATATCATTTCACCTTCGAGTGGTCTTTTTCTCGTATCGTCTTCGCGGGTAACAAACCGCTCAAATGTTCTTATTGCTACTGTAAACGTAATTGAATCTCTTATTTGCAAACCAAATTTACTCAGGAAATCACCTTCGCCTTCAAAACCATCTACGTTTTTAATATAGACTTCAAAGTCGTAGTATTTGTCGAACACCGGTAAATCATCTTCATTAAGTATACGGTCAACATTAGTATGCAATCTCGTAACAAACTTTACATCTAAACCATAAATCTGAATTGACTCAATAACTAAATCGTCAATTAAATTTTGTTCGTATGTATTATCAATGTTTCTGAAAAATGCATTAGTTGCCATGGTTTATCCAATAAAGTTATAAGTAAGTGGTTGCAAGGAGCGAATAGCGTCCTCTTCCATTTGCTGACGTTCTTGACGAGCTTCAGCTAAAATTTGTTCACCATTAAAGGACACGCCGCCAACTAGTTGCATGTTAGTAAATTTAGTTAAGTTTAAACCCCATTGCTCTCTTACCAAGACAGATGCGTAGTTTTGTAGCCATCGATCTGACCATACATCAGCATATTCATCCGGATCAATAACGTCATATGCTTCTACAATGATATAGTTGCCAACTGTCCATGTCTTTGTATCTACATCAATGTATAGCTTATTAACATGTTTATTGTAACGCACTAATGCTTTGCCAACTAGTATTTCTTGCATAAACTCAATGTGTTGCATTGTCATGTAATAATGCTGCAAGTTATAGCTAGTTAAATCCGTCATATTATTTAAGACGAATTGGTATTGAACGTTAAACATCCCAGTACCAGTAGAAATTGAAGTATCAAAATCGAATACTTTAGAGATGCCTAAAATGTTTTGAGGTAGTGGAATCCACTTATTATCAATATTTTCTTGTGTAATCTGGTGTTTAAGATAAACTAACTGTGATCCATTATAGTGGTAATCTCTCCAAAAAGAAACAGCCTCATCTACACGATCGTCGACTTGTTCATCCGATACGTTAACCTGAATAACAGGTTCACCAATCTTTCTGCGAATATAGTCTTTAAATTCTTCTCTTGACTGTGGCTGTGCCATATGGTTTCTCCTTATGCCAGCTCTTCTTTAACGATTACTTTAATATATCCAGCGTTTGGAAACGTTTCAATTTGCCCATTAGTATAAGTAACCTGAAATTCTGCATCATGTACTCCAGCGTTTGCTGTATCGCCGGTTTGCCATGTATATGACACTATACCTCTATCAGAGTTAACAATAGCGCCAGTACCTAGAGTAACAACACTATTCCCAGTATCTGTTGACATGTTAAACTTTATTGTTGAAGCTTGTGTTAATGACCTTGCTCTACCGTTAGAATCTATGAGAACAACTTCAATTGCTGGCGCAGTATCATTTTGCTTTATATAAAATTTTTCCGCCATTTTTTTCTCCAAATGCTTTACTTTTATTTATTAGAAATAGCTGGTTCACTTTACTACCACCTGGTTAGTTCCAGGGTTGCGAACTTTTACACCATTTTGAAGTTGTTTTATTCTAACACCATTTGACGAAAAACGAGTTAATTCAAAGCTGTTTTTACCACCACGAGATTTATTTAAAAGAGTATAGTTTTGAACATAACTATTTACGGCAAAATCAAATGCTGCCGTGGCTTCTGCTAACGAAAACTGTGCCATGGTAGCTGATATACTAAAATCTAGAGTAGGCGCAGCAAAGCCTTCTACAGTAACATAGCCTGAGCCCGTTGCAGAAAAATCTATTTCATTATTTGCTGATGTACCATAACCTTGACGACCAAACTCAATGCGAGCATCTAAAGCAAAGTCAATGCTTCCAGTAAAGTCTCCGTAGACAGTGGGCGTCACAATACCTGCACTAAGATTAAAATCTATTGTCTGTGGAGATATGGTCGCAACAATTGGTACGAATACATTTGATGTAAACGATAAATCAAACGATGAATTTGCCTGTCCTTCAATGGTTGAATAACCGCCACCAAAAAACTCAAAGTCTATTGTAGATGTAAATACGCCATTAGCGGACATTTAAACAGTCCTTTATGCGCCACCAGCAGTAATTGTAAACGTAGTAATTGTAATCTGCTGTCCAATGGCAATGTTAGTATTATCTAATTGCATGTCTCCACCAGCGCCTGACGCTGTAATAGTACCTTGCATGTGACATACTGTTCCGTCATTTTGGTGGACTCTAAAATAGCCAGCTGTACCAGAAGCATCAGCAGACAAGTCTTGCCAGCTACCTGATAACTGAATAGTACCGCCGCTCGGTGTTGACAACCAGTCAGAAGGTAAAACCATTGTTGCAACGATATTACCAGTATTAGCAGACTGACAAGTAGTTGGTACAGATCCTGTAGCGATTGTTAGAATTGGATTTGCGCCGACAGTAGTCTCTAAGGACTGGAGCGTACCATTTCTAGCGTTAGTTGATAACTGAAAAGCCATCCCGTTCTCCTTTGTTTCGTATTATTTTAATTATTTATAAAAAAAAGGTTGACAGTTGAGAATGGCGTGGTATAATAGTATTATCTACTATAAAATAATAATATTGTTTATCTTCTTTCAATATCATTTTCAGATAAAGCATCTCCCATCCAAACTTCGATTACTTTGACCGGTCGGTCTCCAACGTTGGTTGCATGGTGCCATGTATTAACTGGAATATCAATGCTGTCACCGGTCTTGTAGATCTTTGAAGTCTTATATCCGTTGATGTGCTCTAAATTCATTTCCAATTCACCATCAACGATATGCCAATGTTCGGAACGAACGAAGTGTCGTTGGTCTGATAAAGACTTACCAACATCAATAGAAAGTTCTTTTACTTTCCAATGACCATTTTGATCTAAATCTCTATACTTACCCCACAATCTTTGTGTAGTTGGTTTATCCCATTCCTTTAGAATCCAAGAAGAACTGTTCTTTTTATCCTCACCGCCAACACCAAAAGCAAACTCTACGTGAGGATCTCCAGCCCATGCAATCATTTCTGGGATATTATCTTTAGTCCTATCTCCACCATTTGCAAACACTATTGGTGTTAAGTGCGGAATATTTTTTTTCACATAATTAATTGCTTGCGTAGCGCTATCGTCAGAATCATCAAACCCAAAAACGTGTCCTACACAGCTAATTTCTTTGATAATAGCCATCCGCTCTTCAACAGGCATAAACGGTCTACCCTTTTTACGTGTTAACCATTCATCACTGTTTACTCCAACAAATAAAATAGTACCTAATTCTTTAGCTGCTTTAAAATATTCAATGTGGCCAGAGTGAATTGGATCAAATCCGCCTGTAACAACTACTGCTTTCATGTTCTTTCCCTCATCATATAATCCCAAGCAAAATTATTAAGCTTATTGGATTTCATTTCAGAATTTGCGAATCCAGGATGTACCCACCAATCTTCATATGGTTGATTTTCGCTAATAGAAACGTCAGGCACAAATAGAATGTAACCAATTTCTTGAAGCTTTTTGCGCGATGCATCTCGTAATTCGTTACCCCACCAACACGCATTATGCTGAAACTGAATTATTGAAAACTCATATTTGTTAAATGGGATATTCTCTAATACTATATATGAAGAATCATCACTGTTTATTCTCAAGAAGTCTACATGCTGCTCAATACAGTTTTGCTTAAATAATTGTTTAAAGTCTATTTGTGTGGCATCTGACATGACAATATTAGTTTTTCGTTCTCTGCTAAATTTAGAACACATTCTTTCTGACTTATCAATTGATAGGCCTTTCCAATCAAACTTTTCTTCGAGCAAGTATGTATTATTAAATAACGTAGGATGTCCAGAACCGACTTCAATGAATGAACCGTTTTTCTTTCCGTTAGTTAAAGATAACACAAACATATCTTGAAAATGCCGAGAATAGTTTTTATCTATTGTATCTAATCCATTAAAACTAAACCTGTATTTAGATTGTTCTTTTTTCGTATACGGTAACGTACTAGGATATCCAACATTATTAATCCAGCCATTTACGCTATCCATAATCCACTGGGGTGTGTTTAATTTGTTTTTATGTTTTAAATCAAAGAATAGATTTTTAGAATCATCGCGGCCATCAGATTTCCATTTAGAAACAGCATAACAATATTCTAAACCAACTCTGCCCGGATAATCAAACTCTTCGATAAGATCAAACTCTTCGCAAGCTAATCCCATCTGCGAATACATTAAAGCGTTGCGAAAGTTATTTTGATCTATTGACCACATGGCAGCAAAGTAGTAAGCCTCTGGTCTTTCTGGCATAGTTGTCATAGCCATTTTGACCAAGCCTTTTACGGTTTGTGTTCTTGCTTCTGATCTAGCAAAAATGTGTGCACCAAGAATAATAGCTTTATATTGTAATAGTTTATCTTCATTTGGATCTGCAAAATCTGCAGCTCTAAGATACCACCCGAAAGCCGCCGCGCCTTGTTTAAGCTTATCGTATTCTCTTGCAAGTTTAAACATTTTGTATGGATTAGAATAGTCTAAAACAACATCGTTTAATACTTTTATGTTTTTAAACTTCATAATCTAATCTCCAGTCAAAAATTCTGTAAATGTATTCCAAGGCATACGCAACACGTATGATGCATTATCCTGCCATCCATACGAAATCAGAATATCATTGCCTTGCATAGCAACACCCGTTACAAATTCAATGTTATAATCTTGTGCTTTTACGTGATCATAATAAGTTCCCATAAAGTGAAACTCTCTAGATCTATGAATAATATTCCAATCATTATCCCAAATGATAACTCGGTGCGCATAATTACCATCTTTGCGACCAAAAGGATCTCTTAAAAGATTTGTTTCATGTACAAAAGCCATTCTTTGGTTTTCATTAATACGAATAACTTGCGATCCACCTCTGAAATCTTTGTCAGCATTAACGTACTTATTCGGGTCGTAAATGGCGTTTTCTGTTGTGCCTTCTTCAATATCAAACTTAATCACCTGAGTTGGGTTAGTCCATTTAACAAAGTGGTATGGCATGTCTAAAATAGGCATCCAATTCTTTTCACAATATGAACTATCATCTCCAGGGGCCGGAATTGGGTGTCGTGATATTTCTTGCCACTCATTATTGATAAAATCAATATGGCACATTTCCATGCGGCCTTTACCCTTATCATCGTAACAATCGCGTCTTACACCACACAAAAATAATTTATCGTCCCACGAAAATAATCTAGCATCTTCAAGCCCAATAAAGTTCCATGTCGGCTTTGAGTCTAAAGTCATGTTGATTCTTTGGGCATTTTTTAAATTCAAACTACTATCAAGCTCAGCAATTACGTTGTGAGTTCTAAGTGTAACGTCGTTTTCTGGATGAATATATACCAAAGGACCCCACTGGTGAGGAAACTGTTTACCTTCTGAGTGATAAAGAATGTAGTTAACGTGTCTTACATTAACTAAAATTTTTCCCTTGTGGAGAAAAATAGAGGGGTTCATAATACCAGATTCGTTACCCAGAACTTCTGTAGGCACACAAATCGGATGTATTGAACCGCCTCTTTTTAAGGCGTATGTGGCAAGCCCGCCTGTATACAAATCGTGCATAATATCTCCATAATATAAAGTAGTTATTACCAGTTAGGGGTAATAATAGTAGCTTGTTCTTTTTCAACTTTTGTTTGTAAAATCTTATTTATAGCTTTTTTATCGGATTCAGATAATGCTGATTCTACCCATGCAACTACATCAGCCTTGGTGACATTATCTAATTGAATAAAATCTGCTGCGGGTGTACCACTAACATCTATTTTAGTTTCACCCAAATACGATGCGGTATTGTTATTATCATCAGTTAAAGTTTTTCTCCACTTTACACTGATAATTGCATCGATGAGATCATCTCCGTCGCTATTAGTTTTATCAGCTGTACCAAGCTTAATAATATCCCAAGTGTAAGTCATGCTTTATCTTTCTGATTACTCTTCTTCAGATGCTGGAGTAGACCATGGCAGATCCGCGCCTTCTTTTTCTACTTCAGTTGCAGCATCAATTTGCTTTTGCAATTGTTCTAAGATATGTTCTTTATATGTTGAATCTCCATCAACCACAGCTTGAATCCAAGAGATTACGTGAGATTCTTGAAGATCTTCAAACGCAGTAAATTGCCCAGCTGGAACTGTTGCTGCTGAAAATGGTGTTGCGCCAGTCCATTGAGCGGTGTTTCCGTTTTCATCTGTTCCGGTAACATCCCAATTTGTTTGAACAACGGCGTTTGGTANTGTATCACCATCCGCGTTTACTTCGTCTCTAACTTTAAGGTTACGAACAGCATAAGATAATGTTAGTGCCATTATATTTCTCCGTTATTAGTTGTAGTGCATACGCACATGTTTTTATTTTCAATTCTATTTATAAGATTAATCACTATACAAATATAGATCCACTGGAACGCAAATTCTTAAATTAGAATAATAAGGATTAACGTGATGATATGTAAAGCTAGGAAAAATAGCATAGTCACCAGTTTTTGGTGTAATACTATGTCTCTCAAACATAGGAGCAAAGGATTCATCATAACCGCGATTAGCGTTAGATCTTGGATCTGTGAATACTATATCCCCACCAGAATTTTGGTCTTCTGCCATGATGTAAAAAACACCAGATAATTGTGCGCCTGAATGATTATGAATAGTCATTTGGTAATCTTTATCGTGACCTGTAATCCAAGCTTTCATTTCGTGTCCATTGTAATCTGCTATAGTTTTACCTATAGTTTCACTCATATAATTGTTGAAACATTCATAAACTTTGTTATGAAATTGTTGCATTACGACAGAATTATCTTTAAATATATTTGTTCCGTCAAGCTCAGATTGTAGGTTGTTTAAATCATAATTAGTAAATATGTGTTCTACCAGTCCAGGAACATCAAATTTGCCAGTTCCAATTACTGTCGGCCAAAGGGGATTAAATTCCATACCAACGTCTCCTCATAATGTAATAGTTTTATTTATATCTTATTACTGGTTGACATTTTAGGTTTCCTGTATTATATTATAAATAACAATGTACAACGGAGCTGCGTTATGAGATTTTTTGAATTTAATTCGTTTATATTGTCCGAAAATTGTTTTAGCACGCATGATGTGTCGTTTATTGATAAAGACGGCAATCAGCATTATTTAGACCAATCTGACTACGTATCATATATGGGTAGAATCGCATCTCTTGTGGGTGAAGGCCATACCATAAAGGTAGAACAAATAGAAAAATGGTTTGGATACACTGATAGGACCGCTCACATTTTCTATAATCAAAAAGATGGAGCAACTTTTGGTGTACATACAGACCCTGTTAATGTTCTAATAGAATGTTTGGACGGCGTAAAATGGATGGAAGTAGACGGAAAAGAAATTTCACTACAGCCACACGACACAGTACTAATACCGGCAAACACACCGCATAGAGCACTAAATTATGAAAAGGCATTAATGATATCATATGGCATTCGCGACACAGAAACAATTAATCGTATACGTTAAAACAACTGAAACGTGCAATCTAAATTGCTCTCATTGTTTTACGTCTGGAATTAATGGTAGAAAAATATATTTCAACTCAAAGAAAACTGCGAACTGGTGCAATGAGTTAGACACTACAGACAATAGAATTCATTTTGAGTATCATGGAGGCGAGCCATTATTGGCGCCCATGAAAGATTTGTGGGAATTCTATAATATAACTAAGGCACAATGGGGTGACCGCTGCACACACGGCATTACGACAAATCTAACATATAAGTTAACCGATGAGCGAATTGAATTTCTTAAAATGCTTGACTCTGGTTCTATTGGAACATCCTGGGATCCAAATATTAGATTTGCAAACGAAAAACAAAGAAAACTATGGGAAGATAATGTAAGGCTATTAGTGTCTGAAGGTTGTTTCATCAAATGTTTTATATCAGTATCAAAAGATGTAGTGGCTATGGATCCAGTAGAGATAGCAGATTATATGCACTCTCTGGGAATTGAGGCTATTAACTACGAACGATTAACTCATGATGGTAATGCTACTATTAATCTAGACATCTTCCCTCACAATAGGGAATTAGATGCATTTTGGATGAAGATGCACGAAACCACACAAGATCATCCAGTATATAATAGCTTTTTAGGTTCTGTTTACGACAAATTTAGTAAAGGCCAGTTTTTTAACGGAACTTTTTGTAGAGACTGCGAACAAAAAATTCACACAATTAATGCAGACGGAACCGTTGCTGGGTGTCCAAATACAGCACCGACACAATGGTATGGTAACATTGATACACCGGCAAAAGAAGTAAGACAATCACCAAAACGCATGGAAATAATATCGTGTGAAACTAATGAAAGAGATCCAAGATGCTATGACTGTCCAGTGTTTATTTACTGTCACTCGGATTGTCACCAACTACAGTGGGTAGACGATGTGTGTCCAGCTCCTAAAACATTAATGATGAAATTAGCAAAGGACAAAGGATGGATCTAATTATTAAGCCAACTGAGGCTTGCAATTTTAAATGTACATTTTGTTCTTCCACTGATATCGATCCTAACGAAGTTGGTTTGCTAGACTTAAATTACATTTATAGATTTCTTAAAAGATATCCAGATACAAATACCATTATTGTAAATGGTGGCGATCCACTGATGGTAGATCCACAGTACTATTGGGATTTAATTGCTCATTTAGACGAACATGATTATAAAGCAAGTATCAGTTTTACTTCTAATCTTTGGCCATTTCTTATTAGACCTGACAAATGGTTAAAGTTGTTTCAACACGAAAGATTTGGTTGTGCTACATCTTTCCAATATGGCGGAGGGCGTTTAAAAGGCGATCGCTCAGAGTTTACTGAGGAAGATTTTTGGCGAGTGTCAAACGCAATGCTCAAACATACGGGAGAAAGACCAGACTTTATTGCCGTTATTACTGAAGAAAATTACGACCGTGCGATTGATAATGTTTTACTTGCAAAAGAAATGGGTGTTGAGTGCAAACTAAACTATGCCATGGCATCCGGAGTACAAGGATCTACGTTTCAACTAAGTAAGATATATGAAACTTATATTAAGATATTTGATATGGGCTTAGCAGAATACGAGTATAACACAAAACAAATGATGAAACGCCTTGGCGGATCTTCTACTACATGCCCACAAAACAGATCATGCGATTCAAGTATTAGAGCATTTAATCCAGGTGGCGATTATTACTCATGTGGTTCTTTTGCTGATGATATGGATTACCCTATTGACTTTGAAGAAGAAATGAATGGAGAAACACAGCTACCTCTCCAACGAGACCCAACTATTCAATCAATGAAAATGTCTTGTTTTACTTGCCCAATGTTTGAAATCTGTAACGGTTGCAAGAAAACAGTACGCGATATGAAACGAGAAGGAACAGTAGAAGAACATTGTCGTAGAATGAAAACCCTTGCGCCACGAATTCTTGAAATTAATCAAATGAACCCGGATATGGTAACACCCTATGTTGATGAATCTATCAATTAATCCTACATATTATTGTAACTTTGCGTGCGATTTTTGTTACTTAACTACAGAACAGTTAAACGACAGAGCTCAGATTAATCTTGGTGTATTAAATGAAAAGCTTTCTGAAGTTGCAAGAGTAGACACAATTAACCATGTAGATTTATATGGTGGCGAAATTGGAATTTTAAAGCCAGACTATCTTTATGCGATGAAAGAAGTAATCAGAAAATACTATCAAGGTAGCATTAACATTAACACAAATTTATCGGCGTTTCCTGAATTTTTTCGTGATGAAGATATTACGCTGTCTGTATCATACGACTTTCACGCGCGCGAAAAAGAGCAGTTTGTTTTAAATAATATGATGAATGCTAATAAAGATTTAGCTGTTCTTATATTAGCGTCTCCTAAAGTTTTAGAAATGGATGTTGAGTTTATGATATTTACTCTTAACATGGTTTCTAATGTAAAGTCCGTTGAAATTAAACCTTACTCAGTTAATCAAGCGAATCAGCATAATGTAACTCACAAAGACTTTGAAGATTTTGTTATTAAGTTTGACGAAGCAAAAACACAAAAGAATTTTCATTTTCAAAACATTGACAACATATTTAAAAGTATAGATAAAGAATACGACGCGTTTAGTAACGATCACGTTTATATTACACCGGCTGGTAAGTTTGGCGTCCTAGAGTTTGATAAATACGATAGAGAATACTTTAAAGAATATCGAACATATAGTCAGTATAAAACTTGGGCCAAAGAAGAACCCGAAAAAAACTTATCTGATATATGCAAAACTTGCAAATATTATGGAAACTGTTTAACTGAACATTATAGATATGTTAAAGATTTAACTAATAGTTGCAATGGTTATAAAGGATTGATTGAATATTATGAAAGAATGGAAAGCTAGACAAAGCGCGTATCATTTGACAGCATCTCTTTTTAGAGACGATCTCAGTGATATTGAAACAGTATGGCGGCCAGATACTGTTGTTGAAGACGCACTAATGCACTTTACTGATTATGTAGATGAGTGGATATATCCTGCAAAATCTTATGTTGTAGCTATTTGTTATGCGCATTGGCTAAACAGAGACTTTAAAGAACCCTTCATGGATGCATTAAACGACGATGAACTATTGTTTAATAACGATCCCCACTTTGTTCCTTATTGGCAAGACCCAGAAACATACGACGCAATACTAGATAAAATGGATTTCCATCAACAATTAGGCATGGTACCAGATATTTACGAATATTATAAAGAAGAAATGCTATATGGACTTTGAAATAACAAAGCAATTATTAGAAAGCAAAAGGCCAGATATCGGTGAAATTGAACTTACCTTATTTGAAAACTGCCACTTAAATTGTTTCTTCTGTCACCACGATAAAAAATCTACAGTAGGCTTATCTCGGGAAGAGATTTTTTCTAAGTTACCACTCGTTGAAGAGCATCTTATTAAGATGAAAGGCCGTGCTGATTTAGTCCAGATTAATATGGTCGGCGGTGAGCTTTTTCAAGACAGAATTTCTGACTGGGCTTATGATGTTTACTATGATTTTTTAGTTGAAATCAAAAAGCTATATGATGAACACAATCATAACATAAAAGTAGTATGGGTTACATCGTTTCAAT